TATCGTGTTGCCGCCGCTAGGTACAGGGCTAAATACCCCGAAAAGATTAAAGCGGCGAGTAATGCGCGGGTGCGCCGCTTTAGGGGCATTCCTGAAGCTACGCGGCCCTGTCCAGCGTTCTGCGAGATGGGGTGTGGCCGGCAAGCGACGAAGCGAGATCACCCTCACGGCACTGATATTTTCCGTGGGTGGTTGTGTCAACACTGCAACTGGGGACTCGGTCACTTTTTAGATTCACCTGCGCTCCTTCGGGCAGCTGCGGACTATTTGGAGTTGAAGCGATGAACGAACACTACTCGCAGCCGAAGCCTCCGCCCACCCAGGCGGAATTTCCGAATGGCAATGCAAAAGACGACAAGGTCTATCAGATGGCGAATCCCGCTGCGCCGCTGCAGCAGCTCGCTATCATGTCGATGGAGGGGTACATGCGGTACGGCACGCTGCTCCAGTCGATGCGACAGGTGGGGACTATCCAAGATAAGCGCATCCACGAATTGCTCAATCAGCTGAGCGTGTGTCAGGACCAACTGCGAGACGCGCAAGAGCGCCTCGAAAATCTGCGAAATGTACGGCGTAAGGAGATGCGCCCGAGGGTCGAGGCCGGTTTGGCCGCAAGTTCCGGCTCAGCCGGGTATTTTTCAAGTAGTAAGGAGTGACGATGGACATTACGAAAAGCCTGCCCGGCCTATTGGGCAACATCACGCGGAATCGCCAGCAGGTCGAGGTGAACCTGAAGCAGTGCCGCGTCGCAGTCAGCCAACTCGACGAGGCGTCGATTGCGGCGATCAAACAGCTGCTCAAGAAGTTCGAGCACGCGCAGTCAGTCAACCAGTTTGTTGCCTCCTACGTGCAGCTCGAAAGTCTGGAGGTCGCAGCCCGCGAAATGGATGCCGCGATTGCCGTGCTGCAGACCGCAATGGACGACGACACGTTCGCTGTGCAGGCTCAGGCCCAGGCGGACTCCAACGAGAGGATTTCAAACAACCCTCTTCCTTCCGCCGGACAGGCAGACTCATCTGCGCCGGCAGATCAAACAAATGAGTCTGCGCATGTGGAAGCAGATGCCCCCGCAGCTGAAGAACCGGATCGAGCGCGAGATGCGAGCAAAACAATTCACTCGCGCAACAGAAGTGCTCATAAAGAAGCACTTTAAGCTCATGTGAGCTACACGGGGCGGATAGCCGCCCCAACTTTTATTAGGAGAACAACATGAAAAGATTTTTTTGGACCAAGAGCCCGGCCGGTAAGGTCGCCCACATGTCCCCCGCGCCCGCGAAGCGCAAGAACCCCGTCGAGGGCGACCTGACCTATTGCGGCCGTGTCGTCACTACCGCATGGCGCAACTTGTGTGTGATTTTTAAGGGCGCTCGCGGACACGGCGGTCTCAGAGGGCCGTACCCTCCTTGCGATCAATGCGTCTTGCACATGCCGGCGGCAATCAACATAGCACGCGTTCGTGGCTAACGAGTTCGAGTACATTGCGCCCGCTACCGTCAGTCTCCTTATGGAGTCTGACAAACGCGTGCGCCTGATACGCGGGCCAGTCGGCTCGGGGAAATCATCGGGCATGGTGATGGAGCTGACGCGCCGCGCCATGCAGCAGGCACCAGATCCGAAAGACGGCATCCGCCGGACGCGCTTCGCGCTCGTGCGCAACACGCTGCCGCAGCTGCAGACGACGACCGCGAAGACAGTGGCGGAGCTTCTCCGCGGAGTGGTGACGTATGAGGCCCAGCACAAAACCTTCTGGCTGCGCACTGGTGACGTCGAGTCGGAATGGATTATGCTGCCCTTGGATACACCCGAGAACGTACAGCGCCTGCTATCACTCGACATCACCGCTGGATGGTTGTCAGAGCTGCGCGAGCTGCCCCCACAAATTCTTATGGACGTTCTGGGTCGATGCGGTCGCTACCCTTCAATGGCTAATGGTGGACCGACCTGGCACGGCGTCATCGGCGAGACTAACTCGTTTTCCGAAGACTCACCTTGGTATCCTATATTGGAAGAAGGGATCATGCCAGACGGAAAGCCAAGGCCCGCGCAGTGGGGTTACTGGACTCAGCCCGGCGCCCGCGATCCAGGGGCGGAGAACCGTGAACATCTCGTGCCTGGATATTACGAGGATTTGATACTCAACAATTCAGCTGAATGGGTGGAGCAGTATGTCGACAACAAAATCACTCCTAGCTTGGCCGGAGAGGCTGTGTTCCGCGCTTCTTTCAGGTCAGATTTCCACGTTGCGAAGAACGACCTGTTGCCGGTGCCCGGAACCCTCGTGGTTGTTGGTATGGACTTCGGACGGAACCCTGCTGCGGTGCTCACGCAAATGGATGCGCGTGGTCGTCTTGTCGTGGTCGACGAACTGATCACTGAGCAAGCCGGCAGCATGGGCGTCGAGCAGTTCATCTCGCTGCAGCTGCGCCCGCTTCTGGCACAAGCGAAGTACGCGCGCCTCCCAGTGGGGATCGTCGGAGATCCAGCCGGCATAGCCCGCGGCCAAATTGGCGAGGAGAGTGTCTTCCGCGCGATAACTCGCCTCGGCTTCGCGTCGCAGCCCGCGCAGACTAATCTGATAGACCCGCGCCTGCGAGCTGTTGAGAAGTGGTTGCTGCAGCAACGTGACGGTGGAGCTGCACTCTTGATCTCACCGCACTGCACGAACTTGGTACGAGCGATGCAGTCGCGCTACCGGTACGACCGCTTGAAAGACGGCCAGCTCAAGCCGATGCCGAACAAAGGACACCCGTGGTCGGACGTCGCCGACGCGCTGCAGTATGGTGTTCTCGGGCATTCTGGTAATGTGCTAAGCAGGTTGAACCGGATTCGTCGCAGCGATAAACCCGTGCCGCCGCCCCCACCGAGGGCATGGACATAAGAAATCTGTTACACTCCAGGCACTTAGATCGAGAAAAATAAATGGGCGCGATCGACACCAACCCCGGCACTGCTGGATTCGGCGGCACATCCGGCAACTTAGGCAACTCAGCCCGCCAAGCGAGCGCCCTCCCTGGCGTCTACGATGGCGCCGCCACTACGCGTTCGAAGAAAACCGACCAGTCCATGGAGCCAATGCGCCATCAGGGGCGCGGATTGCTGCGAGTCGTCGGAAATGACGAGTTAGATGCCGCCGAAAAACGCTCGGTGGACCTCTCCGAGGTGGCTGACGAGGTAGCAACTGAGCTTGCGAACTATGTCAGGCAGCGATTTGAGAAGGCGGTGCGCCACCGCCGCGTGATTGGGATCGATGAGGAACTGATCCGCGACATGCGGAGCTACAACGGCGTCTACGACCCCGCCGTTTTGCAGTCCATTCAGTCCATGGGAGGCTCGACGACCTACTCGCGCCTCATGACAATGAAGTGCCGCGGCGCCACGGCCCTTCTTCGCAACGTCTACATGAACTCCGACCGCCCCTGGACGCTAGCGCCGACCGAAGACCCGGTAATTCCGGAGTCTTTGGAGATGAATATTGCAGGTTTGGTGCACGAGGAGGTTCTGAAACAGAACCAGCAGGGCACAATCGTCAGTCAGGACCTGATCATCGAGCGTTTGGAGGAGCTGTACGACGCCACTAAGCTCGTTGAGCGCCGAAAAGCGGCCGAAGAGGCCAAGAAAGCGCAGATGAAGGTCGATGAGATCCTCGAAAAAGGCTATTTTTACCCGGCACTGAGCGAATTTCTTGCTGATCTGCCCGTCTACAAGTATGCGGTCATCAAAGGGCCGGTCACGCGCCGAAAAACAGAGCTGAAGTGGGACAAAAACAAGCGCAAGCTCGTTGCGCACGAGTCCGCGGTGTTTCAGTGGGAGCGTGTGAGTCCTTGGGACATCTGGTTCAGCCCCGGCGCGACGTCAATCAAGAATACAGAGGTGTTTGAGCGTCAGCGTATGTCGGTGGGCGACCTGTACAACCTCATCGGCCTGCCCGGATACCGTGAAGACGACATTCGCGCCATCATCCAAGCCTACGAGGGCCGCGGATTCAAAGAGTGGATTCAAATATTTGACTATGAGCGCGCTCAGATGGAGGGGCGCAACAACGTCCTCGACGACACGTTCATAAACGCCATTGAGTTCCACGGATTCGTGCTCGGACGCTACCTGTTGGAGTACAAAGTGCCTGGCGTGGATGATCCGCTGAAGCCATACTTCGTTACGGCGTGGATGGTCGATAAGCGCATCTTCAAAGTGATGATGAACCCCAGCCCGCGCCTGCGCGTGCCGTATTACGTCACGAGTTTTGACAAACAGCCGGGCAGTTTGTTCGGAAACGGCATCCCCGCGCTGGCCAACGACCTGACCGACGTCATCAACGCGACTCTGCGCGCGCTGGTCAACAATATTGCGATCTCCTCGGGGCCGCAGGTGGTCTATCACGAGGAGCTGCTGTCTCCGACACAGGACGACTCGCTCTATCCGTGGAAGCGGTGGAAGGTTCTAAGCGATCCGTCCAATCCCCAGCAGGAGCCGGTGAAGTTTTTCCAGCCTCAGAGCAATGCTCAAGAGCTGATGGGGATCGTCGACAAATTTTCAGTGATGCTCGACGACGTGAGCACAATTCCGCGCTATCTGACCGGAAACGGGCAGGCGGGAGGGGCGGGGCGGACTGCATCGGGCTTGTCGATGCTGATCAATAACGCCAACAAGACACTGCAAAACGTCGCAGATAATATAGACACCGACATCTTCCTGCCCCTCCTGGAGATGTTATATGACTTCATCATGCTCACGGACTCTACCGGGATGCTGCGCGGCGACGAGACTATAGTTGTTGAGGGCGTGCGCCAAGCGGCGAAGCAGGAACAGGACCTCACGAAGCAATTGCAGTTCCTGCAGCTCGTCAACAATCCGTCGTACCAGGGCCTCATCGGCCCGGGAGAAATGGCGCGCATCCTGCAGCAGATCGCAGACAACATCGGCATGGAAATCAAGGTTACACAACCCGAAGACGCAGTCGCGCCGGCTGGACAGCCGCCCGCGTTGCCCGGCTTGCCGCCGGGGGTTGTGGTCCCTCCCGGCTGGCCAGCAGCCGCTGCGCTTCCCCCGCCCGCGCCTCCCGGAGGCACCGGTGCCGGCTTCAATTCTACGGGGGCACAGACGCCGGCGCCGTCGGG